TAAGAAATAACTCTGCTGTAATGCCAATGGCAACTATGCTTAATGGACTAAGTGGCGATGTAAAAATCCCTAAGAAAACTGCTGCTTCAAGTGCTGCATTTATTAGTTCAGAGGGTGGTGCTAGTGGCGAATCTGAATTTACAGTAGGTTCTGTAACTATGTCGCCTAAAACATTAGGTGCGCATACAGATGTTACTAGACAATTAATGATTCAATCATCTATTGATGTTGAAAACTTAATTAGAAATGATCTAGCACAAGCTATGGCTATTGCTATTGATGATGCTGCATTAGAGGGTTCAGGAAGTTCAGGTAATCCAACAGGTATTACTAATACTTCAGGAATTAACTCTGTATCACTTTCAAGTGCTGCTGCTCCAACATTTGCTGAAATGGTTTCAATGGAAACTGCTGTAAGAGTTGATAACGCATTACTTGGTGATCTTGCTTACATAGTACATCCTACTAACTATGGAACATTAAAAACTACAGAAAAAGCAACAAATACAGCACAATTTATAGCTGTTAATGATGAAGTGAATGGCTACAAAGTTGTAGTTTCACCTCAAATTACTGCAAATAATTATGTATTTGGAAACTTTAATGACTTGCTTGTTGGTATGTTTGGTGGATTAGACATTGTTGTTGATCCATTCTCAAACTCAACTTCAGGTACAGTTAGAATTGTAGCTTTACAGTCAGTTGATGTAGCTGTTAGACATGCTGTATCATTCTGTGCTGCTAGTTAATGACACTTAGTACAAACAAAATGGGTGGATTAATTTCCGCCCATTCTTCAAAGGGAGAGAAAATGAAATATTTAATTTTACAAAACACAATAGCTAACAAACAAAAAGTAAATGCAGGTGATGTAGTAGAACTTTCAGTTGATGAAGGAAGATCACTTATAGGTTATGGCAAAGCTGAAGAATATAAAGGCAAACCAAAAAAAGAAACAAATAGAAGTGTTGGCTTAAAAAAATCAGAAACAAAAGTAAAGAAAAGAGCTAAGTAATTATGCCTATTGAAAGTGCTAGAGATTTTGATTCTTTTGTTGACTCGACTACAGGTCATGGTGTAACTGGCACTTATTTTCAATCAGGCAAACTTTTTGATTCTTTTCCGTTAATTGATACTTTAGGTTTAATTGATGATGGTTCTTCAGTAATTATTAATTTAATAATAGACCAAGAATATATAAATATTGAAGGTGGGACTATTCCAGTTGAGGGTTTTCAACCAACTGCTATTATAAAATCAAATTCAGTAGATAGCATTGTACAAGATGATAAGATAGTTGTTGATGCTATAACTACAAACAAAGGAAATACACTTACAGCAGAAACTACTTTTTTTATTAAAACTGTAGAGCCTGATAATACTGGTTTTGTTTCTCTTAAACTGGAACAAGCATAATGTCCCAATTTAGAATTGAAACAGAAGAGGATATGTCCTCTTATTTAGATACAACTTTTGGTCATGGTGTAACAGCAGTATTTAATAATGGTGGTACTTCTTCAAATATAAATATAATAATTAACAATGAATATGTTGAGCAGTTAGATGGAACAGGTGTAGAAGCATTAAAACCAGTTGCTTATTGTAGAAGTGTTGATGTTCCAAATATAAGTTTTGGTAATACTTTAAATGTATCTGCTATAAAAGATGTTGATGGTAACACTTTGAAAGCTGCTCAAAATTATACAGTTGTTAATGTTCAATCAGATCGTACAGGTTTTTCTGTAATTATGTTGGAAGAAATATAATGGCAAATCATATAAGACAACAAATTAGAGAAAGGGTTGGTACTGTTTTAACTGGTTTGACAACTACTGGTAATAATGTGTTTGAAACAAGGGTATATCCTTTAGAAAATACTAACTTACCAGCATTAGTGATTTATACAAAAGATGAAACTTCAGAGCCTTTAGTAATTAGTACAGATAGGGTTATGAGTAGAGAGTTAGAATTAATTGTTGAGATATATGTAAAACAAACAAGTAATTTTGATGATGAAGTTGATAAAATATGTAAAGAAGTTGAGATAGCTATTAGTGCTGATACAACAATAAATGGACTTGCTAAAGACTGTTTTTTACAATCAACGAGTATAGAATATAATACAGAGGGGGAGAAGCCATTAACATTTGCTTCTCTCACATTTTTAACTAACTACTATGTCAATGAAACTAGACCTGATGTAGCAGTTTAACGAGGTACAATTATGAAAATGATTAGTCCAAATGGCAAAAGTTCTATAGATGCTCATCCTGATAGTGTTGAGTATTTAAAGAGTAAGGGTTGGAAAGAAGAAGCAATCCCATCAAAAGATAAATCTAAATCTTCTTCTAAAACTAAAAACGAGGAATAATTATGGCAACACATCTTGGAAAAGAAGGAACTGTACAAGTTGGCTCAAATAGTATAGCTGAAATTAGAGGTTTTAGTATAGATGAAACTATTGATACTGTTGAAGATACTTCAATGGGCGATGCTTCAAAATCATACTTAGCTTCTATAAAAGACTTTAGTGGATCAGTTGATGTACTTTATGACGAAACTGATACTAATGGTCAAACAGCATTATCCATAGGAGCATCTGTAACATTGAACTTTGCACCTGAAGGTACAGCTAGTGGCGATGTAAAGCTAACTGGTACTGCTATAGTAACTGGTAAATCTATAACATCATCATTTGATGGTTTAGTAGAATCTACTATTACTGTTCAAGGTACTGGTGGTTTAACAACAACTACTTATTAATCATGAAAGCTATTGAGAGAGCTAAAACGCATTTTGCAGAGCAAGATGTAAAGGTGATAAAAGTGCCTGAATGGGGTGAAGAAGATAAACCTTTAGAGATTTACAGTAAGCCATTAACGCTAAGTGAAACTTCTAAACTTTATAAAATGAGTAAGAATGATGATCTTACGATGATGGCTTATGTACTTATCTATAAAGCACTTGATGAAAATGGAGATAAATTATTTACATTAGATGATAAAGGTTCTTTATTAAACAATGTAGATCAAGAAGTATTAGTAAGAGTAGCAACTCAAATTATGGGACAAGAACCTATTGAGGAAACTAAAAAAAACTAATAGAGGATGTTAATTTATATACGCAATATGCACTAGCAGAAAAACTAGGCAAGACTTTAGAAGAGTTGCAAAAAATTAGCATCCAAGAATATCAAGGTTGGATAGCATACTTTGAATTATTAGAAGAAAGGCAAAGGAATGGCAAATAAAAAAATAAAGTTTGAATTAACTGCTGTAAATAAAACTAAAGCTGCTTTTGACAAAGTTAAAGGTAGTCTTAAATCAGTTGGTGGTGCTGCTGTTGGAGCTGCAAAACTTATTGGTGGTGTTGGTCTAGCTGCTGTAGCTGCTGCTGGTGCTTTAGGTTTACTTGTTAAAAAATCCTTTGATTATATTGATACGCTAGGTAAAACTGCATCAAGAACTGGTATTGCCACCGAAACTTTACAGGCATTTCAATTAGCTGCTATTGAGTCAGGAACTACTGTAGAACAAACTCAAAAAGGCTTAGAAAAATTTGCAAGATCAATAGGTGATGCAGGAAGAGGTCTTAAAACACAAGCTGATATATTTAAAGACTTAGGTGTAAATATAAAAAATTCTGATGGTTCTTTAAAGAGTTTTGAAGGAATATTAAAAGAAACAGCAGATGGATTGGGTGGACTAGGTTCTGAAGCAGAAAGAGCAACAGTATTAGCAAATTTATTTGGAAGAGCAGGTATTCAATTTAGCGAAATATTTAGAAACGGATCAGAAGGTCTTGATGGTTTTATAGATAGAGCAAAAACTTTAGGTATCATTCTTGATGAACAAACTATAAGAAATGTAGAAAAATTTAACGATTCAGTTTCAGTTATTGGTTTACAACTTGGTGCTGTAAAAAATCAAGTTTTTGCTGCTTTTGTTCCAGCATTACAAGCTATAAGTACAGAGCTTAGTGATAATCTAACTAAAGCTAATGCAGCTTCAGGTGGCTTTCAAACATTAGGACAAAATATAGCTGTAAGTTTATTGCAAGGGTTACAACAATTTACACTAGCTGTAGCTGGATTTTTTGATGCTATTACTGCATTCACTATAAGTGTTGAAGGTGGTTTTTTGACTATAAGACAAGCTATGCTAAAAACAAGAAAGCATGCGCTAGAAGTAAGACAAAGTTTGTTTGGATTATTTAATGATTTAGGCAAAGAGATTATAGATGTAAAAATTGAGTTAATGAAAGTTGGTGGTGAAATTGCTGATATAGCTGATAAAGATATAGGATTTTTTACTGATTTAGCAGAAAAAATGAACTTAACTCTTGATGAAATGATTGTAAAAATTTTAGCTGGTGGTGAAGCAATAGAGGGGTTAGGGGAAAATGGCGTATCAGGTTTAACAAATTTATTATCACCTCTAGAAAGATTTAATCAACAACTTGGATTTACAAAAGATAATTTAGAAAATACTGTAGTTGCATCTATGAAAAAATTTGAAGATTCTATTATAGATGGACTTAAAAAAGGTAAATTAGAATTTAAAGCATTTGCAGATTTTGTTGTAGAACAACTATTAAGAATTGCTATACAGCAAATGATAATTAAACCAATTACAGGTAAATTTGAGAAATTTTTTGAAGGTAAAAGTTTTGATGGTGGTGGTTTTACAGGTATGGGTGCAAGAGCAGGTGGTATAGATGGTAAAGGTGGTTTTCCAGCAATATTACATCCAAAAGAAACAGTCATAGATCATACAAAAGGACAAGGTATGGGTGCTACAGTTAACTTTAATATATCTACTGTAGATGCAGCAGGTTTTGATCAACTGTTAGCATCTAGAAAAGGTCTAATTACAAGCATAATTAACAATGCTATGAACAATCAAGGTAAGATGGGAGTTGTATAATGTCAGGTGCTTTTACAACAAATCCATTATTTAGAGCTTTAAACTTTCAAGACAATAGACCTACTCTAACAAATCAAACACTATCAGGTAGAAAACAAGTAAGACAAATAGGATCACAATACTTTTCATTTACAGCACAAATGCCACCTATGCAACAAGAAAAAGCTATGGAAGTATTTGCTTTTTTACAAAAACAAAAAGGTTCTTTTGAAAATTTTACAATACAAGCACCTTTAGATAATTTAGGTGCATCAAAAGGTGAAACAGATATATTAGTAGCAGGTTCACATACTGCTTCAG